CGACGGCCATCGCGGTTTACACCGCTCTCACGGAACTCGCCAGCAACAATCAGGCTGATGAATTCCGGGTCAAACGGCAGACGGTCGGCGATATGGTGGGCCGCACCGGGAACATCCTCGACGGCTACCTCAATCGGCTGTGCGATCTCGGGCTCGTCGAGAAGAAGCCCCTTGCCATCGACAACGAGTACAGGTGCATGGTCATCAAACTCGTTCCCTGCCCCACGGGTGGGGGGTCCGACACCTCCCTGCCCACAGGGGAGGTATCCCTGCCCACAGGGACACCCCCCGCAACCCACAGGGACACCCCTCCCTGCCCACAGGGAAACGAATTAGAAGAATCTTTACTTCAGAAGAATCTCCATACTGAATCTGCGCCTTCGGCGCAATCGACCTCCGCCGAGGGTGCAGAAGCAGAGACCGTAGAGGGCGTACCCTCTACCGTGCGGGCGAACGGTGCGCCGACTGCAAAGCCTTTGCACTCGATCAAAGTTCCCGGCCTCAACCCCGGCGGAACCCACGTCGGGGATGTTCCGGAGCGCAAGGCGACCAAGGACCCCTTGAAGCAAGGGGACATCGCCAAGACCCCCGAGACGTGGACAGGCTACGACGCGCTCCTCTACCTCGACCGGAAGTACCGGGAGACGTGGCCCGGCGAGGGAGCCCCTCACGTCCGGAGCATCGACGTGAAGCTCGTGGGCTACCGTTTCGAGTGGCTCAAGAAGGAGGGGATGGCCCGCGACATGATGAAGCAGGTCATCGACCACATCCTCTCTCAATGGGACAAGGGACTGCGGCTCCGTCTCAAGTGGGACTCGACCCGCCCCAGTGTTGCCCTCATCACGACCACCAGAATCTTCGAGAAGATGGTGAGCGAAGTCCTGCACGGCCCCGCCAAGATCAATCGGGTCGATGAGTTCAAGAAAGACAAATGGGACAAGTGGATGGAGGATCGGAAGAAATGAACATCCCTCAATGGGTCAGGCGAAACCCGCCCCCGGACTTCCTGCGGTTCTTCAACGTGCCCAAGGGGAAGTGGGAAGCGCAGATAAGCAAGATCAAGGACGGCCTGCCCTACCTCACCGAAGTCGCGCTCTACCTCAACGACCTCAAGCAGAATCTTGAGACCGGAAAAGGGCTCCTCCTCTGCGGCCCCTATCGGTCTGGGAAGTCCTGCCTCGCCGCTCTCGCTGTCCGTGAGGCGGGAACCCACGGGTGTCATCCGTTCTGGCTCGAAGCGTTCGAGCTTGTGGACGGATGGATTTCCAAAGACTACCGCTACCGCGAGGCGCGGACCTGCCACCTTCTCGTCATCGACGATCTCGGAACGGAGGCGCAGGAAGGCGACAAACGGGAGTTCCCCCGAGAGATCGTGCGACAGGTTCTCCGCTATCGTCTCGAACGGGAGATGGCCGTCATCGTCACGACGAACATGATGCCCGACGAACTTCGGGAAACCTACGGCGAGAAGCTCATGGCCCTGCTCAACGAGTATCTCGTTCCCATTCCCGTCGCGGGCATGAACTGGACGAAGGAGGCGTGAACAACAAACGGCAGGAGCCTTCGATGAGCATGGTGCGGCGTCTTGCCCTCACTGCGCCGGATCACCTCGTCGAGGAGATTTCCCGTCTCCGTCAGGAGCGGGACAATCTCAAGGACGCCCTTTCCATCAAGCTGTCCGAACACGTCCGTTCGATAGGGGTAGGGGCGCAGGACATCCTCGTGGTCAAGAAGCCGGGCTCGATGAGCCGGGAACTGGCGGTCGAAGTCATCGAGACTCTCACGGAGCGGCTCCGCTCGAAGTACGGGTGGGACGGTGTAATCGTCCTGCAAGACTCAATCGCCCTCGATCTTCTGAAAGACCCAGAGGCGGCGGCTCTCTACGCGATCTTGAAACGGAGGTTCGGCGATGCCCAGCCTTGATATGTCGCTCGCCGTTTGCGTCGTCCGCAACGGCCAGCTTCCTGCGGTCTTGGATGCCGGGATCACGTCCGACCATTTGTTCGACGAAGGTCGGATCGTCTTCGGGTACGCCAAGGGGTTCTTCATCAAGTTCGGGAAGGTTCCCGATGTGGCGACGGTGGAGCAGGACACCAAGATCAAGGTTCCGGACCTCGCCGAAGTTACGGAGCCTGTCGCCTACTACATCGACCGGATCAAAGCCCGAGCCCTCGACCGTCTCGCTGTCGATCAGGTCAAGAAGATGGTCGCGGCGGCGGACAAGGTGGACACGAAGAGTGTAGTCGCCGGGGCGACGGAACTCATCACCGAGATCAGCAAGCGGAATCTTGCTGGAGAGCCTATCGGTGACTGGACTCAGGGAGTCGGGAACCGCTGGAACGACTACCAGACCGTCAAGAACACCCCGGCAGGGCTCACGGGAATCCCGACCCACTGGCCCAGCGTCAACGACATCACGCAGGGAATCAACAAGGGCGACTTCTGGATCATCGTCGCCCGCCCCGGATGCGGGAAAACGTGGTCGCTCGTGAAGCTCACTCTCGAAGTGTGGCTCCACGATTACCGCCCCCTCTTCATCTCCCTTGAGATGCCCCGCCCGAAGATCGAGCGGCGTCTGGACGCCTGCTACGCGAGGGTGAACTACCACGACTTCAAGCGTGGGCGTCTCGGCGATCTCGTCCCCGGTCTCGGAGACTTCCAGTACAAGGCCGCTCTCGACAGCCTCAAGGGGAAGGCTCCGCTTTCCATCGTCACGCGGAAGCGCGTCAAGACGGTCGCCGATGTAGCCGTCCTCATTGAGCAGTTGAAGCCCGGCGTGGTGATGATCGACGGCCTCTACAAGCTCCGGCCTTCCGGAAAAAACGCCTACAAGTCCAACTGGGAAAAGATCATGGACTTGGCGGACGAGATTCAGGAGCTTTGTCAGGAGAAGGAGTGCCCCATCGTCGGCACGACGCAGTTCGCCAGAACTCAGGTTAAGAGTGGCGGTGGGAAGGGCAACGCGGTTAAGGCGGGGATCGAACACCTCGCCTTCGCGGACGCCATCGGCATGAACGCGGACGTGATCCTCGCCCTCTTCTCGACGGAAGAACTCAAGGCGAACGGTGAGCATATCATCCGCCTCCTCAAGAACCGCGAGGATGACATTGGCGCGTGGACGGCCAAGTTCGATCTGACCTCGATGGACTTCTCCGAGACCGGGAAGTATGAGGATGCCGCCGATTCCGGCGGTGACGACGCTTCGGTGGATTTCAGCCCATGAGGAAAGAAGCGATCTTGAAACTGGTCGAGATGCTCGGCGTCAAGAAAGCCGAGCCTCACGCCACTTACGTCATAATCGACTGCCCGTTGGCCTCTGTCTCCCACAAGAACGGAGAGGACAAGCACCCGAGTCTTTCCATCCTCGTCCGCCCCAACGAGCGGTCGGGGTTCAAATGTCATTCTTGCGGAGAAAAAGGAGTCCTCTCATGGCTCGTGACCCGGTGGGCACTGCTCACACGCAAGGACCCCATCCCCCTTTTCGATCTCATCAAGAAGGAGGAGGAAGGCGTCGAGGCCGTTCAGAATCGGATCGAGTGCCGGGTGACGGAGAAGTGGGCTGACCAGAACACCGTCGCAGACCGAGTGGACTGGGAGGTGTTCAGCGACGACGAACTCAAGCCGTTCCTCGGGCGCGTACACCCGTCCGTCCTCGATAAAATCTCCATTGAGACGTGCAAGGAGTGGGGGGTCGGGCACGATCCCGAGTGGAGGAATCCGGAGGACGGAACCAAGTGGCCCCGGACCATCATCCCGATCCGCCGTAGGGATGCGAAGCTCGTAGGGCTCATGGGGCGGGCGATCTACGACGACACCCCCAACAAGTATTGGAATTATTGGCACTTCGTCAAAACCAACTACCTCTTCGGCCTCGACAAGCTCCGGCCCGGATTCGATTCCATCCTCGTAGTCGAGGGGATGTTCGACGTGATGAAATTTTGGCAATTCGGTCTTCCCGTCGTGGGGACAATGGGTGCGTTGCCGAGTGAACGGCAAGCCCTTCTTTTGCAGGAACATGGACGTGTGTGCTTGGCTCTGGACTGCGACAAAGCAGGTAAAGAGGGGGTAAGTTGGCTGACCCAACGGTTGAAAGACCGTGTGCCGCTATTCACGGTGAAGTTTCCAGACGGGAAGACCGATCCTAAACAATTCACCAAGGACGAGGCGTGGAGTGCGTTCGAGAACGTCAGGAGGATTCTGTGATGGTCATCTGCTCCGCGTGCAAGCAGGAACTTTCGGCCAAGAAGCCCGCGTTCTTGCTCCGTGCGCTCGGCGACGACAAAGGCGGGATGTTCCTCATCAAGTCGTTTCTCTGCCAATGCGGAGCCCTCTTCTCCCCCTCGACGAAGGAGGGGCAGGGAGAGTGGCACGCCCGGTACGACGCCCAGAAGCAAAACGGATTCGGAATTCCTATTGACACAGATTGACTTACCCAATATAATCCTCAAACGCCACAGGACTCCCCGTAGTAGCCGGGAAAGGAGGGCTGAAGCCCGAGACGGCCAAAGGGAGCGAGATGGCGGAAGATAGAAACCCAATTTTTAGGAAGGCTCGAAAATGAGCGACTGGTTCAGCACAGGCAAAGAGGCCGTTGACAAGGCCCTCGCCAAGGGAGGCTTCGCCTCCTCTTCATCTCGGTTCTGGCTCAAGTCCGGAAACGAGTCCGTGATCGCGTTCTGCGACGGAGACAATTCCGACAAGGAGCCCATCGGAAACTGCAAAGAGCATGACTTCAAGATTCACGGGTCGAACTGGCCGGGTTTCACCACCTGCGTCGGCATGAATCCCCCGGAGCCCTTCAAGCCCTGCTCTCTTTGCAAGGTGGGCCTCAAGCCCTACGAAGCGTGGCCCTTCACCATCATCCAAGTCAGCACCAACGCCAAGGACAAGGAAGGCAAGGACATCCCGCCGAACCAGAAGAAGCTCCTCATGGCGAAGAAGGAGTCGATGCAACGCATCCTCCGTCACATCACCCAGAGGAAGGGTCTGGTCGGCACCATCTGGAACGCCTTCCGTTCCGGCTCCAGTGCGGTGAACATCGGAGACGACTGGCAGTTCAGCGAGAAGGTCGATGGCGGGCGCGACGGCCTCGCCAAGAAGCTCGGTGTCCCTCTCGAACTCGTCCAACCCTTCGTCTACCGGGACATCCTCAAGCCCAAGACCTCCGACGAACTCGCCGCCGAAGGCGTGGATTACAGCGGCTCGAAGGAGTCGCAGGATGCGTTCCGTGCGAAGTTCAAGGACAAGACCAAGGGTGCGGCTCCTGCGGCGGGCGCGGCCCCTCGCGGTGACGCGACGGTGCCTTACAGCGGGTAGGTCGAACGATGGGAACTAGCGTGGACGTTGATCTGGGAGCAATCGTCAAGGCGGTTGAGGCATCGCCTGTGTTCAGCCTCGATCTGGAGACGACCGATCTTGATCCACGCAAGAGTACCATCCGAGGCGTTTCCCTCTCCGTAGGCCCGAACGTCAACGAGACGTGGTGGATACCTTTCAAGGGGGCCGGGGCCATCTCTCAGGTTCAGACGTTTCGAGAGTTGGCCCCGGTCCTGTCCAATCCCGAGAAGACCATTGTCGGGTCGGGCATCAAGTTCGACCTCAAGCACCTCAAGATCAACGGCGTCGAAGTGAAGTGCCGTCCTGCCTGTACCGTGGTCGCAAGTTGGCTCACCAACGAGAACATTCGCGTCCACGGCCTCAAGGAGCAGATTCAGCGGGAGTTCGGCGTCAAGATGATGAAGTACGATGAGGCCATCTCCTACGAGGGCGATCTCTTCGGCGAGGGGAAGTTCGAGCAGTACGCCAAGGACGACTCCTACTACGTGCGGCGGCTGTTCGTGGAGAAGCTCGAACCGAGACTCAAGGCGGACAAGCTCGAAAAATTGTTCTGGTCTGTTGAGATGGAGATCGTCCGGGTTCTCGTTGACATGGAACTCACCGGGGTCGCTATCGACCTTGAATACCTCGCGGAACTCAAGGTCCGCATCGAGAAGCAGATGGAAGAGGCGAAGGCCGAAGCCGTCAAGCTCGCAGGTCGTGACTTCGACATCACGAGCCCCAAGACGGTCAGCCTGCTCCTCTTCAACGAACTCAAGCTCCCCATCCGCGAGGGGATGGTGCCCGGCAAGTCCGGCTACCACTCCACGGACGACGACATTCTTGGGAAGTACGGCGGAGTTCCTATCGTGCAGTCCATCCTCAAGCATCGGAAGGCCGCGCACACCAAGAGTACCTTCGTCCTCCCCTACCTCGAACGGACCAAGGACGAGAAGCGGGTGTTCGCGGATTTCAGACAGGCGGGCACCCGTGCGTTCCGCTTTAGTTGCCAAAACCCAAATTTGCAACAAATTCCGCAGGAGAAGGGTTTGGTCAAGAAGATGTTCGTGGCCGCACCGGGGAAGAGTCTCATCTGCGGCGACTGGAACCAGCTTCAGTTCCGGCTCATCGGCCACTTCGCAAAGAGGTGGTGCGGGAAGTCCATCGTGGAGCAGGCGTACAAGCAGGGCTCCGACCTCCACGAGAAGACCCGGACGGAACTCAAGCTCCCTGATCGCCGCAAGGCCAAGGTGGTCAATTTCGCGTTCCTTTTCGGGCGCGGCTGGAAGTCCTTCGCAGAAGCAGAAGGCTTTGAGATGGACATCGCCAAGGCGTACTACAACGGGTTTCACAAGACCTACCCTGAAATCAGGAAGTGTTCCGATCATTGCCGCGAGGACATCTGCAAGCAAGGCTACGTCACCTCCCTCACTGGGAGACGCCGCAGGTTCCCCGAGGCCAAGGGGAAGAGTCCGGATGCGAGGTTCGACGATCCGGACAATGTGTGGTGGGACGGCTGGAGGGCTTGGAATTCCGTGATCCAAATGGCAGAAAGTGATCTCGTCCGTCTCTCCCTGCGGAACATCTGGCGCGACATTCAGGAGCGTCGGAAGACCTCCCCGCTCTGGCGGGAAGCCGAAATCCTGATCCAAGTTCACGACGAACTCGTGGGCGAGGCTCCGGACGAGATCGCGGAGGAGTTCGCGGCCATGATGAAACACCACGCGGCAAACTCCATGATTCTCGACGTTCCGATCCTCATGGAAGTCGGCATAGCAAAAAACTGGGAAGACGCGAAACACTAGAGGGTGCCATGAAGAAATCGACCTCAGAAACCCTGATCGTCCTTGCCACGGCGACCATCTTCGCCATGCTCCTCGTTCCGAGGCTCATGGCCGCGACTGCCCCAGTGACCGACAGCGTGGAGATCGTCCCGGCAGAGGGGGAGAGGGATTTCAGAATCTCCGTCCCCAAGGGGGATCGGACAGCCCGTGGATTCATCGTTCGCAATGGGGCCAAGAAAGTCGTCAAGGTCTCCATCAAGGTTGACCAAGACGGCGGCTCTATTTCTTGGAAGGAGTGATCGTGGATTGTGGATGCAAGAGTGCGGGGGAGTGCGCCCATTTCATTCTGAAACAATGGGAGGAGATGAGCGCGGCGTCCCGCCAGATCGTCTACGCCCGGCGCAGGGCAATGGAAGAACTGCTCCGTGTCGTGTTGTGGCACATCGAGAAAGGATCGCCTCTCCCCAGTGAAATCGCGGAGGCGGTGGAGCGGGTGGGGGACGCGACGTGTCGGGTTCGTGCGGAATCCCCGGAGACAAAGGGGTAATCGTGGAGATCACCGCCACTCTCCGATTCAAACGGACCATCCTCAACTCCGGTGCCATCGACGGCATCAAGCGGGCTCTCGTTCTCAAGCAGAAGGGCGGGGAGAAGTTCGGTTTCGGCCCCGGACAGACGCTCTCCCTCTACCGAGAGTTCGCCGACCAGATCGAGGTTCCCCGGCAGTGGGGTGTGCGGAATATCGTCGCCGAGTTTCCGATGGAGGGGGTGGACGACAAGACCGTGGAGGGGGAGCCCGTCAAGTTCAACTTCACCAAGCCTCTGCGCCCGGAGCAGGCCCCCTTGGTCGCCGACTTTCTCTCCAAGATCGGAAAGGGTTCCGCCAAGTACGGTGGAATCTTCTCCGCGCCCTGCGGAATGGGCAAGACGGTGATGAGCCTCAAGTTTCTAGCGGAGCTTGGACGCCCCGCCCTCATCTTCGTCCACACCTCGTTCCTCCTCAAGCAATGGCGAGAGGCCATCGCCAAGTTCACGGACATCCACGCCGATGAAGTCGGACTCATCAAGCAGGATGTTTGTAACTGGGAGGGAAAGAAGATCGTCATCGCAATGGTCGAGTCTCTCTGCGCCCGAGAGTACGACCCCCGGATGTACCGCCACTTCGGGATCATCGTGGCGGACGAAGTTCATCGCCACGGCGCGGCGGAATGGAACCGTGCGGTTCCGATGTTCCCCGCCCGTCTCCGCATCGGCCTTTCCGCCACGCCGCGCAGGGGCGACGGCCTGTGGGACATCATCCGATGGCATATCGGCGAAGTCCTCACGCAAGGAACTGGCGGGGGCAAGGCAAAGGTCTTCTGCCTCTACACGGGCGTCTCCGTTCCTGCGGCAACCTACCTCTTTCGCGGGGAGATCAACCTCGGGAAGCTCGTCACCACCCTCGCTGAAATGGAAGGACGAAATCACCTCATTTCCGGAGAACTCGTGAAGGCGGTGAAGGCAGGCCGACGAGTCCTCGTCCTGTCAGATCGCATCAAGCATCTCGATACTCTCGACCGGATGTTTCGGGAAAAGTGGGTGCAGAACTATGAGCCCGAGGTGAAAGCCGCACACACTCTTATGGGGGAGAGCCCTTTCGAGGGCGTGGACATTGGTCGTTACGTCGGCGGCATCAAGGATGCGGAGATCGAGCGCAACCGGACGTGCAACCTCCTTTTCGGCACGATGCAGTATGCCAAGGAGGGATTGGACGACCCCGGAATGGATACTCTCTTTCTCGTTTCCCCCAAGAGCGACGTTGAACAGCCGTGTGGGAGAATTCTCCGAGAGTTGGATGGGAAGAAGACTCCCTTCGTCATTGACTTCGTAGACGAGGGCACAGGGCCGTGTGTCGGGTTCTCAAAGAGTCGTAGGAAGCAGTACGCGAGACTCGGGTTCGAGGTGAATGACCCATCTCTCACCTCTTGACAAAAACACGATACATCTATATACTAGATTATAGGAAACTAGATTTCCGAAGGAGGTTCATGCAACCATGAGTGACGCCAAGAACAGCCCGTCAGGAACGCCCGGAAAAGAAGGGGAGAAGTATTTCCATTCGTACTACTCCACTCACCGGAACGAGCTTTCCCAGAAGCGGCGTCGCCGCTACCGCACCGACCCCCAGTATCAAGAGGAGGTTAAGCGGCGTGCGATGGAACGCTACCGCGAACAGCGCGAGGCCAAGTCCAAGGAGAAGGAGCGTATCCTCGTGCAAGTGGACGATTTCAACATCAAGATCGCCGCTCTCCGAAAGGAACTCATCCCCCTTCGTGCGAAGCCCGTTCCATCTTCGTCGGACATCGAGAAGATCACCAAGATCGAGAACGAGATGTCGTTCTTCCGAAGGGAAGTCGAGTCCCGCCTCAAGATGGCCGAGCCGGGAGTTCGCGGATTCAACCGTCCCCGTGTCATGCAGGTAGATGGGCAGGATGTTCTTGTCCACTGCGTCAGCGAGTTCGCTCATCGCGTGGGCCGTGACGTGCAGACGATCACGGCATGGGAAGCGGACAACATCATCCCCCCTCCCACTGTGACGGACGAGATGGGGAGACGTTGGTACAGCGAGCCCCACATGGTCCTCCTCTCCGGAGTTGCCGAGAAGTTCCGTTCCGATGGCGGGAGAAATCTCGCCGACTTCAAGGGCCTCGTGGCGAAAGAGTGGAAGAAGCGCAAGGGCGAAGTTCAGGTCTAAATTTAGGAGGGCGTAAAGTGAGCAACGCCAAAGACAATCACGACAAGAAGGTGGAAGACGTTCTGGAGAAGGTTCGCAGTCTCGGAAAGACCGAGGGCTACGAATGGGTCATCAAGACCACGGAGCGGCTTCTCAGTGACGGCTCCGGCCAGAAGCAGGTGACCGACGAGCAGATCAAGGAACGACTCATCAAGGTCGGCGTCTTCAAGACCGAGCCCGCACGGGTCACGGTCCAGAAGGGGATCACCTGCAATCTCGGCAACTACGAGTCTGCGCGGGTGACGGTCGGCTTCGAGGCTCCCTGCTACGTCGAAGAGGTCCGCGAGGTCGAGGCCGTCCTCAACGATCTGGTCGAAGCCAGAATCGGCAAGGAAGTCCTCGACATCCGGGGCAAGGACATTCGTCCCGGCATGGAGGCCAAGCGGCAGGAAGCGGCGAAATAGAACCTATTTCCCCCTCTCCAGTTGGAGGGGGCCGAGATTAGCTACCTCGGCCCCTCCCCCATTTATTGACCCGATTACGAGGATACGATGGAAATGGACGCCGTTCCCAGCCTTGCCAGCGTGATGAAGAAGGCCCAGAAGGAGCATGGGCCGAACTCATTCCGGATCGCCTCGGATACCCACGGCTCCGGTATCCTCCCCCGAATCCCAATCGGAATCTTCTCTCTCGACTTCGCCACGGGCGGTGGAATCCCCATCGGTCGCACGTCGATGATCTACGGGAAGAAGTCCAGTGGGAAGTCCAGTCTCCTCGCCAAGATTGTCGCCAACGCCCAGAAGATGTGTCGCAAGTGCTACGGCCCCCTCGTCTTCGAGGAGAAGGAAGTCTCGTTCAAGGGCGTGGACCGCGATCCTGCCACGGGGAAGGTCGTGGAGGTCAAGAGAACCAAGAAGAAGCTAATTCCCGTGGACTGCGCCAACAAATGCAGAGTTGCCGTGGACGAGGACGGGAAGAAGAAGGAGTTTCCGGGCCGCATGAGCGTGGTCTGGATCGACGCCGAGGGTACGTTCGACCTCCCCTTCTACACGCACATGGGCGTGGATTGTGACGTGCTGTACCTCATCATCACGGACTACGGCGAGCAGGCGGTGGAACTCGCGGACACCGCCATCCGAACCGGAGAGGTGGACATCCTCATCACGGACACCATCGCGCATTTCGTTCCCAAGAAGGAGCGCGAGGTGTCGTTGGAGGAGAACGCCCAGCCCGGAACGCAAGCCCGTCTCATCAACCGTGCGATGCGGATGTGGACCGCCAGCCTCAACGAGCTTGCGGCCAAGGGGCACAGTGATTGCACCATCCTCCTCGTGAACCAGCTTCGCCAGAAGCTCGGCCTCTTCCCCACCTTCACCCGCCCCGGCGGGATGGGGCAGGAGTTCGCCACGAGTCTCGACATTCAGCTTTGGCAGAAGGAGTTCAAGTTCGACACGAGTGGTCGTCCCCTCTGGATGGAGGCCGAGTTCGTCGTGGAGAAGAACAAGACCGCTCCCCCCAAGATGTCGGGGAAGTACCGGATGTGTCTCACGGAACATCCCGGCAGACACCCCGGCGACACATGGGACGACGAGGCAGTGTTCGAGGCGGCGGAAGGGAACGGGTTCATCGAGAAGGGCAAGGGCGGTGTCCTCACCGTCCTCGCCAAGCAGTTCGCGGACGAGGAAAAGCTCAAGGCCGAAATCCACAAGCGCGGGGAGTTTTACCTCACGCTCCGTTCCAGTCTGCTCGACCTCCTGATCGGGCGTCCGAGTGACGGGCAACTGGCCGAGAAGAAGAAGAAGGACGACTAATGTCCGACTCCGTAAACCATCCGAAGCACTATGGGGGAAAGAACAACCCCTACGAGGCCATCAAGGTCATCGAGGCATGGAACCTCGGCTTCTGTCTTGGCAACACGGTGAAGTACATCAGCCGCGCCGGGAAAAAGAAGTCGGCCAAGTTGATCGAGGACTTGAAGAAGGCCGCGTGGTACTTGAACCGCGAGATCGCAAAGCTGGAGAAGAAGAATGCGTAGGGTCACCCCAAAGGTCTTCCTTGTAGGGGAGACGGCCATCAACGCCGGAGGGATGCAGGACTACCTCGCCCATGTGGGGGCGTCCGAGTGGAAGTCCGACGCGACCTCCGGGGCCGAAATCCGGATCGCGTTCGATCAGGTCGCCGCCATCTGCATGAAGCGGTGGCCGAACATCTTCGGAGATTTCAAGCGGAACCAAAAAGGCGAGTGGGTCACCGAGAATCGGAAAGTGTAAGCTACGGAGGATTTATGGCGGACAATGTTGCGGCTCCATCTGTCGAGAAGGTCGAGAAGGCGAAGAAGTGGGCCATGCTCAAGTTCCGAGAGAGTCTTCGTGGGGCGAGGGTGACGGAGCAGATTCAGCGGTTCCTGTCGGGCGAACTGCCCGAGTACCGCTTCCAAGTGGAACTCGTTCTGGACGAGCGCACCAAGACCTTCATCGAGGACTCCAAGAACACGGAGAAGCTGGACAACGAGAAGTTGGTTTGACGGACTCTGGGACTGGGGTTTAGAAGCGGAGGAATCGCGTGGGAGACATCGTGCGCCGTGAGAGTCAACAGATGCGAATCGCAGTATGGTTCGACCGCCCACGCGATTGCCTCTGCTTCGCCGACCGTCTCGACCAGCGGTGCAAGGAAGGCGAGGCCATCCCTGACGACGCCATCATCCGGGTGCCCCTTCTCGACGGAGAGGACTTCATCGAGGCGGTGATGAACGCCGCCCAGACCGAGACGGAAAATTTCTGGAAGGTCATGGATGGAGTCCAGAAGATCCTCGATAAGCGTGCGGAGCAAGCCATCAACCTCTCAGAGCATCTCCGTCTCGAATGGTCGAAGCGTGCTGACGGGATCACGGGCCGGATGTCGAACACCGTGTCCGTCCGGGCCGACGAGTGGATCAAGAACCAGCGGCTCCGCGACAAGGTTCTCGGGATGCTCGCGGATCACGAGAAGAAGACCGCCCCACGGGGAGGGCAGATCGTGATTCCGGACTTCCCAGTACACGAACTCCAGAAGTTCGTAGAGGAGAACAAGCTCGATGAATCCACTGAACTTCCTTTCAAAGAGTTCTTCCCGCCCGAGCTTCCTCAAGAGGAAGAAGGACATCAGCCGGGAGCAGGAGAGCCGAGTAGCGTCCCGGATGCGGGGAAAGGTCCAACCGGGTAGCGGGAAGGGGCGTTACCGATCCACCCCCATGCGGGCGAGCCGTCCCACGGTTGGCGGGAAGGGCGATGTCTCGTCGGAGCTTCTCCTGACCGAGTGCAAGACCACGGCGAAGGCGTCCATCCCCCTCAAGCAAGCCCACCTCATCAAGATCAGCCGCGAGGCCGATCAGGTGAGGAAGTCCCCGGCGATGGTGTTGTCGTTCCCGACCATGCCCGAGGGCGTCGAGAACGACTGGCTGGTTGTCCCCCTCTCTGTTTGGCAGAAGCTACACGGACGACTTGATGATGTTCCCGGCGGCGAATAGTATTGACATAAAAGATCAAACCGGATATAATCCAAAAGTTCTGTACGAGGAAGATATGCCCGGAACCATCTGCGGCGGAATCCCGGTGATGGAAGTGCGGACGAAGCCTTCCGTGAAGGACGGGATTGCAACCGACTTTTCCGTGAACGGAATCCGCCACATCCTCTACCAGCCCGGTAACGGGACGCGCTACGCGATGCTCCTCTTCTCTCTCGACGGCCTCAAGGTTGCGGGCCGCGAAGATTCGCTCGGCGTTTACCAGATCGTCCTTCTGGATCACGGGAAGGGCGGGGGCAACAGTTCGATCTCGTTCAACGCGAAGCTAGGCCGAAACGTCCCCCATCCTAG